GTTCTTATGGGTAAACTAAGGTTATTAACAACACCAGGGTTCCATGAAAGAGGTATTGTATCATCTAAGGGTGATGTAGCGGCAAACTTAATGAGACAAGGTGTTACGATGGGGGTATCTTCACGTGGTGTAGGTTCTTTAGCTAAAAAGGGAGAACACAATGAAGTTCAAAATGATTATGAAATGATTTGTTTTGACTTGGTTATGAATCCATCTACACCCGGCGCTTATCTATTCCTTAATAAGGATGACCGTCACAAATACGATGAAAATCTTGAAGAAGAAAAAAAATCAAAAGAAGATGGAAGAATTGATGGTGGTTTAGGTAAATCGCTTGACTTAATGGGAAAATTGAACGATTTTTTGGGATATAGATAAAATTATTATTATGGACGAAAAATATTTTGTAGCAAAAATTCAGTACGACTTGATTGATGAAAACTCAGGAAAAATCAAAAAAGTTAGAGAAGAAAAATTAGTTAAAGGTTACAGCGTAACAGATGTTGAAGCTAAAGTAACCGAAAAATTCAAAGGATTTCAACATGATTGGCGAATAACGGCAGTCAGTGAAAGTAAAATCGATGAAGTTTTTGAATAATTTAAAACCCGAGAAATCGGGTTTTTTTTATTTTATTATATCACCATTTAAGATTTTTTTGATTAGGGGCATATTTATAGTGTAAATAAAAACTATTTTATTACACAAAAAATGAGCGAAAAAAAATCATTAGTTGAGGAAGCGTTGTTACAAATGAAAAATTTGGAACAAGTTGTTACCGAAAACGCAAAAGGAATACTTGCTTCTACAATGAAGGAAGAAATCGAAGAGTTAGTAAAAGAGTCTCTTGAAGAGGCTGACACTTATGCTGTAGATGAGTCTTATAGTAACGAAGATGTTACTGAAGATGAAGAAGAAGATTCATTGATGGCTATGGACATGAAGACACCTATGATGGGTGATGATATGATGTCCGATGATTCAGATTCTATGAAAATAACCGTTAGACATGACGGGAGCATCTATGGAAGAAATTATGGCAGTACTTAACGGTATGGGCGATAATGACGGAGTTATCATTAAGAAAACTGGTGAAGATTTAGATGTAGACAAAATTACTTTCCAAGACGATGACATGATGGAATCATTAGAAGAGTCAGATTATTACAACTCTAATGATACTAATGAATCATACGACGAAGAAATTGTTTACGAAATTGAATTAGGTGAAGATGATGATGAAGACGAAGATGATTCAACAGTAATGGAATCTAGTATGATGGTTAAACCAAAAGGTATGGGTATGGGAAAAGTTAAATCAGAAAAATCTTCAGGTAAAGTAAACATGCAAGGTTTCAAATCTAACATGTCACAACACAAAGAAAACTTTAAAGGTCCTAAGAAATTTGAATTTAAGGAAGGTGAACATGATGTTGAAGAAAAAGAAACTGAAACAAAAGAAGCTGCTAGAACTTACGGAAATGGAAGTAGAAATTTTCCAAAAAGAAAAGGTCTTCCAAAAATGAAAGTTATTACAAATGACGCTTTACAAGAAGAAGTTGAAAAGTTGAGAGCTAAAAATGAAGAGTACAGAAAAGCATTAAATATTTTCAGAGAAAAATTAAATGAAGTTGCTGTTTTCAATTCTAACTTAGCTTACGCTACAAGATTGTTTACTGAACATACAACTACAAAATCAGAAAAAATAAATATCATGAGACGTTTTGACAACGTCGAAACAATCAAAGAATCTAAAAATCTTTATCAAACTATTAAAGAGGAATTGGGTTCAGTTGAAAAACCAATGGTTAAAGAATCTATCGTTGAAAACATTGATAGAACACCATCAAAAGGTTCAACTAATTTGGTTGAAAGTAAGACATATGAAAATCCACAGTTCTTAAGAATGAAGGACCTTATGTCAAAAATGAATAAATAAAAAATAAACTAAAAACAAACTAAATATTTTAAAAAATGGGAGCATTATTAGAATCAGGTCTTGTTGGTAACATCGGT